GAAGTTAGAATAAATTATATTTTTATTTACATATTTATTTTATATTTTTTTAAAAAATATAAAATAATTAAATTAATTGTTTAAAAATTGGATTCAGTTGATGATACAAAATTAGGACCAGTAGAAAATGAACTATTCACACCAGTTGATGATACAAAATTAGGACCAGTAGAAAATGAACTATTCACACCAGTTGATGATACAAAATTAGGACCAGTAGAAGGTGTGTTTATATATCTGTATACATAAACTAAATTATCATTAGAGTTTTCATCTGTGTTATTATAAATATATACATTAGAATTTGTAATATTAATTGAAGACATTTTATAAATCTGATTAATATAAAAACTGATTTTGTTATATATATTTAAATATTTAAATCAATTAATATTACATATATTTCATAATGAGTTCTAAACTAGGAAATATTCAACTTGTATTAGGATGTATGTTTTCAGGTAAAACAAGTGAACTTATAAGAAGAATTCAAAGATACAAATCTATTCAAAAAAAAGTATTATTTGTCAATTATATAGAAGATACAAGATATGGAAAAGATAATATTTATACACATGATAGAGTTGGATGCGAAGGTATTTACTTAGATAAATTAAAACCATTATTAGATAAAATAAATGAATATGACGTATTTGTAATAAATGAAGGACAATTTTTTGAAGATGTTTATATTGTATCAATAGAATTATGCGAAAAATATGGTAAAGATGTATTAATATGTGGGTTAGATGGTGATTTTAAAAGACAAACATTCAAATATAATTTATTAGATTTAATACCATATGCAGATACAGTTGAGATATTAACTGCATATTGTTCAGTGTGTAAAGATGAAACACCTGCTAGATTTTCAAAAAGAATAACAAATGAAATTGAACAAAAAGTAATAGGTTCAATAAATTATATACCTGTTTGTAGAAAACATTATCTAAATTAAAAAATAAAAAATAAAAAAAATATTTTTAAATAATAAAAACAAAATGGTAAAATCAAAAAGTTCTAGAAGTTCTAGAAGATCAAAAAAAGTATCCAAACGTTCAACAAGTGCTTTAAAGAAAATTTATTGTGGATTAAAAAAATTAAATAAAAGTATTGTTAAATCATTTAACAAACTTTTTAGATCATCAAAAAAATCAAGAAAAGTTTCAAAGAAAACATCAAAAAGAAAGATGAAACGCTCAAGAAAACACTCTAAGAAACACTCTAAGAAACACTCTAAAAGACACTCTAAGAAACACTCTAAAAGACACTCTAAAAGACACTCTAAGAAACACTCTAAGAAATATTAAAAGAATCAAATAAAAAATGAAAAAATAATTATAAAAATAAAAAACAATATAAAAACAATATATCATAAAAGATGAGTTATAAAAATATTTTTAATTTTATGGAAGATGAAGATGAAGAAAACAAAAAATTATTAATTGATATTATTAGAAAATATTATTATAATAATGATTTACCAACATTAAAAGAACAAAAAAAAATAGAAAGATGGTTTCAACTTTCTAATTTATCTGAAATAGAATTTTTTCTAAAAAATATTAATGATAATATGTATGATCAAATGATAGAAATGGTAAAAATAGATAATATACATTTAGATAATGAAATTGGATCAGTTCCTCATCATAAAAAATGTAATCTTGAAGTGTTTATGGGTTCTCTTGATAAAATAAAACATGAAAATGATTATTTAAGTTGGAAACAAAAATTAAATATAAATAACACATTTGAATATTTAATTAGTGAAAAATTAGATGGTATATCAGCATTATTAACTATAAATAAAAAAGGAAAAGATATAATAGTAAAACTATGCACTAGAGGAAATGGAAAAATTGGATGTGATATTTCACATTTAATTAAATATATAAATATGGAAGATCGAATAATGAACATAGTTGAATACACAAATAAACAAAAAGATCAAAATTATCCAATAAATATAAGAGGAGAATTAATTATACCAATTCAAAATAGTTTAAATAATATTAATTTAAGAAATATAGTTTCAGGAATAGTTCATACAAAAGAAATAAACGAAGAAGTAAAAAATAAATTAAATCAAGTAGATTTTATATCATATAGATTATATAATTGTAATAAAGATTTTCATTCACAGTTTAATATTTTAAATAAACTAAATTTTAAAATACCACAGTATAAATTATTATCTAATCCTTCATTTAACGAAATTAAAAATACTTTAGAAAAATTTATAAACGAATCAAATTATCAAATAGACGGTATAGTTATTTCACAAAATTTAGTTTATAATAGAGATCCAATTGATAAAAATCCTGAACATAGTATTGCTTTAAAAAATATAAGTAAAACAGTAGAAACTGAAGTGTTGGAAGTTGAATGGAATGTTTCAAAACACGGAATTTTGAAACCAAGAATAAAAGTAAATACTGTATCTATTAATGGTGTTAATATAGAATGGGTTACTGGATTTAATGGAAAATATATACATGATAACCAAATAGGAAAAGGAACTATTCTTGAAATTGAAAGAAGTGGAGATGTTATACCTAATATAAAAAAAGTAATAAAATCAACTAAAGCCGAATTGCCAAGAAACATAAATTGGAATTGGAGTAAAACGAGTGTAAATATTTATGTAAATGAAGAAAATAATGATGAAATGGAAATAAAAAAAATATTAACTTTTTTTCAAGAACTAGAATGTCCTCATTTAGGTCCAAAAACTATTGAAACTATTTATGAAAATGGTTTTACTTCTATACCTTCATTTTTATCTATAACTAAAAATGATTTATTAAATACAGGTAAATATAAAGATAAATCTGCTGATAATATTTTACAAGGAATACAAGTATGTAAAAATAATTTAATTGAAACTATTCAAAAAAAAGAATATATTTTAATGTATGCTTCTGGATGTTTTGGATTTGGTATTGGTAATAAAAAAATAAAATTAATTTTAGATAATTATCCTAATGTAATAAATGAATATAATATAAAGAATAGAGATAAATGGATTGAAAATATAAAGTCAATAAAAGGAATATTTGATCAGTCTGAATTGTTTGTTGACAATATAGAAAAGTACAAGTTATTTTATAAATCAATTAAAAGTTTTATAAATATTGATAATTTAAAAAATGAAATAAATAAAGATAATAAAGATAATAAAGAGAATAAAGAGAATAAAGAGAATAAAGAGAATAAAGATATTAGAAAATGTATATTAAAAAATGAAAATATTGTTTTTACTGGTTTTAGAGATAATACTTTAAAAAAGATGTTAGAAGATAATGGAAATGTTGTAAATGATACTGTTACAAAATCAAGCACACTTCTCGTTTATGAAAATAATGAAAGTTCTTCAAAGTGTATAAAAGCAAAAAATATGGGTATAAAAATAATAGAAAAAAAAGAATTTTTAAAAATGTTATAAATATAAACTTATTTTTTTTCATTTATAAATGAAAAAAAATAATAAAATAAAATAAACTAAAATAATAAAAATGCAAAATAAAGATAATAAAATTATAATAATTTTATCAATTGTTTTATTGATATTAGATTTCATATATATTACTATTTTTAGTGATATATTTAAAAAACAGATTTTTAAAGTTCAAAATAAAACATTAAATCTTAAATTCAACAGTACTTTATTATGTTACATATTTATAATTTTAGGATTGTATTATTTTATTGTAAAAGAAAATAAACCATTAACTGATGCATTTTTATTGGGTATATTTGTTTACGGTGTCTATGAGTTGACAACAATTTCTCTTTTAACAGATTGGGAGTGGAAAACAGTTATATTAGATACATTATGGGGAGGTATTTTATTTACTTTAAGTGTTTATTTTACACGTAAATTAATATAAATTTTTTATATATATTTTAATTTTAAATATATATAAAAATCAATACAAATGCAATATAACTAGAATTTCCCTTGTATATATTTTTATAAGTAATATTTAATTGTTTATCAAGTTTCTTTATTTCATTTTCTAGATTTTTAAATTCGTAATTATAAGGAACTTTTAATATTACTGATTTTACATTATATTTATTTTGTAAGATTGTTTTTGTTATAGAAATTATATTTTTTGATTCATCATAGTTATATATATTATAATAATGATTTTCAGGCTGTAAATAAATAGATACACTTTTTTTATCTTTATAAATTTTTCCACCCCAAGGTGCATCAATAAATACTATATCAGCATTTATTATTTTATCTAAATTTAGTAAAAAATCTTTATTGTATGCTTGAACTTTATTTTCAGAGTTTTCTAAATCTTTAATTGAATTAAGATTGGTTATATTATTAAATTCTAATAAATTTTTACATAATGCTTTGTATGTTTTATTATCAATTTCAAAAGAAATTAACTGTGAGTTAGGAAAATTATATAAAAAATTTATACTATCAACTCCAATATTAGCACCAGCATCAACAATTTTATTTATTTTAAATTTGTTTAAATTTATTTCTTTATAAATTTCATCTAAACAATTATTTACTTGGTATACATACCAAGGCATAAGACAACTATATTCGCTGTTTTCAACAATTGTAAATAAATTATAATTTAATGAACATCTTCTACTACATATTTTATCTGAAAATTTATATATTTTGTTATAATTTTCATTATCTTTATTTTTACTATTTATATGAGTTTGATTACAAGTTGATTTGTTTTTAGTAAAATCATTTTCCATATCAGAATCGTATTCATCTGCCCAAGATTTAATAAACATTTTAGTTATAAAAATGTAATTGAATATAAAAGGTATTACTTTATGTTTATTTTTTTATAAAAATCATTTTTTATTTTATTATTTTTTCAAATTTATTTTTAATCTTGTTCTTTTTCATCTTCACTACTATACGCATAAGATCCTGATAATTCATCATTATTTTCTAAATCTTCTAATTCTTGCAATTCAATATCTAGTTGTCCAATTACATCTTCTAATGCTTCATCTATTTGTTTATCTAATTGTGAATCATCATTGATATTGTTAAGAACTTTAGATATTTCATCAACTTCTTTGATATTTAATATATTCTTTATTTCAGAATTTAACAATTTAAGATTTTTATACATTTTAATATCACCTTCAATACGACTTACAATTTTAAGTATTTTATTTTCATTATCTAAATTTGAAAATATAAAAGTGGGTAAATTTTTAATTGAGAAATAATCAGAGAAAGCTTTATGATTATCAATATCAATATAAATAATAGTCATTATATCTTTGTATCTATCAAATATAAGTTTATGTGTTTTATTTGAATATAATTTGTTTTGTATATTTTTAGAAGGTTTTGACCATTTAGAAACAAAAACTAATAATAATAGATTGTTTTTTTGATTTTCATCCAAAATATTGTATATTTCATTATAAACTGATATTTTTGGAAGTTGAACATGATCATAAACACTATAATTGTTTTTAATTGATTTTATCCATTGTATCATTGGATATTTACCTTTGATAACAATATTATTATTTTCTAAACTGTATTTAAAATCATCAATTTCAGAATATGAACTAGGAACATATTGTAAATTATTATAATTTAACAATTTTATATATTCTCTGTCTAATTTTAATTTTAAGTTGTAAACAAGTTTATCTAAAATATTTCTATTTGGAACAGGTAATTCAAAATTTAAACTATTAAGTGTTTTAGATTTTTTAAATATATCAATATTAAATATTCTACTATTAGATATTAATTTACTGTAATCTATTTTTTCAGATTTAATAACAATATTTCTTTTAATAAAATCGTTAATATATTCATTATCAACTAATTCAGGCTTATATAAATTGTAATCAATTGAAAATAAATAATAAAAGTATTCAACTAAAAGTCTAGATACATTTTTAAATTCATTATATATTTCTAATTTATTTAGTGATATTTGGTTAGTTTTAGGATCAATTACAGGAAAATCAATATCAGTATTAGGAACATTTCCACTTGTTTTAGTAGGAATAGTAGGTATATAAAATTTAATATTATCAATTTGACCTTGAAATCCGTAAAAGATACCATCTTTAACAAAAGATGTTAATTTTATATTTTCATCTAATCCAAATTCATATGATTTTTTATTATCATTAAATTTATCATATTTAGAAAATGATAAAATATATTGACTTGTATCTATGTCTAAATTAGGAAGAGGATTTGTTATAATTGATATTGTATCTTTATTTTGAGTTTTTTTTTCTAAAATTATATTTATAGTTTTACCAAATTCATTCACTCCATATGATTTTATTTTATATTTTTTAAATGAAGAATTTATATTATTGAATCTTTTAATAGGAAACATTTGAGTAAAACAATTATCTATTGATTCTATAAAATTATCATATTTAAAAGTTGGATAAATTGTATTTTCTTCATATCTAAATATAACCTCACATTGTGGATATTTTGCATTATCAGTTTCTGCTCCCATATGTTCATAAATTAAAATATATTTTTTTTCTTTATCTTGTTCAAATTGTAAATATTCTTTATCATAATAAGGACAAGAAAGTGTTCCATCTGGATTTTGTTCATTTCTAGTAAAAATAATTATATTACAATCAAATATATATTCTAATATTTTATGAAAAATATGAGGATTAATATAGCTATTATCATCATTTAACATTTGAATCATATTGACATTATAAGATTCTTGTAAATATTGTATGTTATTATCACTTATAATTTTTATAATTTTTTCCTTCATTTTTTTTATATATTTGTATTTTTCACTTATTGACAAATTATCATAATCGCTTTTTCTTGCATATAATAATACATCTAAAATACTATCTACAGAACGAATTGAACCTTTTCTATAATACTGATTTTTTGGATCAATTGAATGTAAAAATGAAATAATATCTTTTGGTAAAACACCAAAACGTCCAGTTGGTATAAATTTTTGTGTTTTTATAATATGTGAAGCTGTATCTTTTTCTTCTTTTTCTAAAAAATATTCTTTTATTTCTTCAAAATTTAAGTTTTTATCACCATAATACAAATCAAATGGTGAATCTATTTTTTTTGATTGTTCTGTTACAAAACAACAAGGAACAACAGGATACTTATCAAAATTATCAAGATAATTCTTCTGTAAACCAGGATACAAATGATTCTTTTTATTTTCTAGACAAGAATAATAATACTGTTTACCTTCCTCTTCTGTTTTAGGATACAACATCATATGTTTTCTTTTTTCAATATCTTCTTTTTTAGAATTTTCACCAAAATACTTTTCAATTTCATTTTCATTCAAAATTTTTGGAGCAAATTTCTTTTCACATATTCTTGCATAACCTGGAATAAATTTTTCTGGATCTACATCTTTTAGTAATTCTTTTTGTCTAATGTATCTTTTTTGCTCTTTGAATTTCCTCTCATCTTCTAATATTTTGTTTACATTTTTACCATTTAAAATTTCTTTATATTCATTAATCACTTTATCTTTATTGTTATTGTAATAACTAATAAATTTACAAAATATCTTTTTAAATTGCTGAGATAATTTTAAATTTAAACATCTTAGTATTTTTAATTCTATATAATAACTACCTAATGTTAATTTACTTGGATCTTTTGCAATTATTTTTGTATCCATTTTTTCTATTTTTTTTTGAGTCATAGAACATCCTATATAATTACTTTTATTATCATTTATGTCTGGAATAAAATAAAAATACATATTTCTCTTATATTTATAAATTGATAATCTCTCGTCAAGTTGTAAAAATTTTTTAAAAATAAGGTTATTAAAAAACATATCTTTGATAATAGGAAAATCTATTATTTGGTTTGGTATTAAAAATTCAGATTGTATTTGTTTCTCTACTCCTTCTTTCAATAATTTTACAGGAATACTAAAAGATGATAATACACGTTGTAACATTTCATTTTCTTTTAATTCTCCATCTTTATTATCTGTAATATTTGTTTCTATTAAAATAAACATTTTATATTCTTTCTTTTTTTGTTTAATTGTCTCTTCTAATTCCATTTCAATTCTTCTTTTTTCTAATTCTTTTTCTTGTTTTTCTTCTTCTTCTTGTTTTTTTAATAATTCTTCTCTTTCTCTTCTCTTTTCCTCTCTCTTTTCTTTATCTTCTTGTTGATCTTTTCCTTTTCTTCTTATTATTTTCTCTTTTTCTTTTTCTTTCTCTGAAGCAATATTAATTAATTTTAATTGTTGTTTTTCTCTTAATTCTTTTTTTTCTTTTTGTTTTTTTTCTTCAAGATATTCATCCCAAGATGATTTAAATGTTATATAAACGTTACTATACATTTCATCCTTCATATCTTGAATTTTCTTTTCCTTTAATTCTACTATTTGTTCTTTTTCATTAGATTTTAATTCACTTTCTAATTCTTTTAATATAGGTGTATTTCTCATATTTGAAACTTTTAAAGTTATAATATCTTTTTCAGATATACTTTTATTTCTACTATCTTTTATATTCAAGTCATCATTTAAAAATATCCATTTTGTTAATGGTTTAAAATCTTTAAATACTTTATAAAATTCTTTAAAAGATACAAATGGAATATCATTTGAAAGATTAATAGAATCAAAAAAATTACAAGAATCAACATTAATAGTATAAACATATTCTTTTTTTATTTTTGTTACTTCTAAATCGCTTGAGTCTGTTTCTTTTATTTTATCAAAATAATCAGATAATTTAACTTCATTTTCTACTGATTCATTTAAATATTCTAATTTGTCTTTTATCTTTTTTAAAAAATAAGACATATTATTATCAATATGGTCTAATAATACATTATGTTTATCTAAAAATTCATTTAACATGAAAAAATCTGGACTTGATACAGGAGGTATACTTGATTTATATTTAACATAGCACCATAAACATATAAAATCAACCGTAGTTAAAAAAAAGTGTTTTTCATTTATTTTAAATACATTTTCAATTTCATTTATGTTAGATTCTTTTATTATTTTAACTAAATTTTTTGATTCATATTCATTTTCTGGAAAATTTGTTACTAATTCAAAATGTATAAAATCAGGTATGACATTATTTAATTTTGCAAATCTTCTTTTAATGGTGAATTCATTATCTAAAAGATACGTCTTAAATTCTTTACCATCAATCTTCATTTTAATATAATAGTTACTTTATTATTATATTTATAAAAATATAATAATAACTTTTTTTCAATAAAATTATTTATAAAACATTTCTTTTATTTCATATTTAAAATAATATTTATCTTCATTTGTATTTTCTTCTTTTATCTCTTCTTTTGTATTTTCTTCTTTTATCTCTTCTTTACAAAATGGACAAAAATTATTATTTAATTTTATGAATTTTTTAAAACAATAATAATGCATTTCATGGCTACATCCTAATTTTATAAATACATCATTTAATTTTGGATTTAAACAATAACAACAAAAATTATCAAAGTGATATTCATTCTCAAAATTTAAAATTACATTTTTTATATCATTATATTCATTTTTATTTTTATAATATTTATTTCGTAATGTATATTCTACACTATTGTAAAAATCATTATAATATTTGGTATATGTGCTTATAAAGGAATCATAAAGTCTATTCGTAAACATATCTATAATGTTGTAAATAAAAATGGTTCTTATATTTTTTATATTATTTTTATTCTTTATATTATTTGTTTTCATCTTTATTAACTATTATTTTACAATAAAATTTAAATAAATTTAAATTTGTTTCAAATGTATTTTCTGTTATTTTTATTTTTTTTCTACACAAAGGACAAGTTATTTTATCTTGTATTAAATATTCATGTAAACATTTATAATGTAAATAATGTTTACAATCAAATTTTATATAAAAACTTCCTATAGATGTATTTTTCTCTTCATTTAAACTATTTATACAAACCGAACAATAAAAATCGTCTGGATATATAAATTCAAAATTTTCATTAATGTTATTTTGATTTTCAGTTTCAATATTTTCTATTAATTTGTTATTTTGATTATTTTTAAAAGTAAAAATAATATATTCAATTATACTGTAAATTGTTCCCATTTTTTATTTAATATTAAAAATAATATTTATAAAAAAACATTTTTTTATTAATAATATATAATATTAAATAAAAAGATGAAAAGATTTAGAACTGATTATGATAATGAAATTAATAACATCAAAGAAGATATTGATATTTCAACTTATGAAAAACCTGAAATATATGAAACACAATCAGTAGAATATGGTTATGAGCCTGAAAGTCAATATTATTCACAACAAGAATATGATGAATTATTAAATCAAAAAGAAGAAAAAGTAGAGAAAGAAAAAGTAGAGAAAGAAAAAGTAGAGAAAGAAAAAGTAGAGAAAGAAGTTAAAGTAGAGAAAATAAATTTGTCATTAGAAGAACAAAAAAAATCTAATGAAACTTTATTAAACTCTAGTATAAAAAGTATAGAAATAATTGATAAATTAAATGATTTACCAGATTTATTAAAAAAAGGACAAATTAATTTACATGATAAATATAACCCTATGATAATAATATCTTTATTTGATAGATTTTTTATTAATGAAAAAGATGAAAATAAAAAAATAACTTATAAAAAAATACTAGATGAGTTTTTATCAACTCAATACCAATACGGACAAACATTAAATTTCTTTTACATTTTATATATTGAATATGTAAATTTAAAAGAAGAAGAACAAAAAAATATAGAAGAATATATTATTACAAATAAATATTGTTTTGATATATATTCTGACACTTTATCAAAAGTATATGAAAAAGATATTACAATTGATATAATCTCTAATACTAACATATTATTAAATAAAATACTAAAAGAGATAAGAAATACTCTATGTGTAACTTCTTATAAAATAACATATTATAAACCTGAATTTGAATACAAAGAAATATATAAACAAAATGTAAATAAAACAATATGTTATGAAACTATTACAAATATTAAAAGTGGAAAATTAAAAAGAGGAGATGAAGGTGAAAGTAAAGGTTTTGTAGCATCTTTTTATCAAAAAATTATGGATAAGGTATTTAGATTTAGAAAATTATATACAACTCAAATCCCTTCAAAAATCTTTAATTGTTTAAAATCAAAGATGATTGAATATTGCACAATTATAGCTAATAATCATTTTGTTAATATTATAATTAAACAAGCAGTATTAGATGTTGCAATAGGTTCTTATAGTTATTATCAAGGCAAATCTTTTAATATTTATAAAGATTATTTATATCAAGGGGATAATATTATCCAAGCTGAAACTGTTATGTTTATTCAAATAATTCAAATATTAGCAATTACTTTATGTAAAGCTTTAACAAATCCATATAATTTTTGGAAAACAGTTAAATATGTAACAAATATTATTTTAGATATATGTAACGACTGGACTCCTATACCTTTTATTGGTATAATTTATAATATGTTAAAAAAAACATTAGGAAGTATATGTATGGTTTTAGGTTATTTTAGTAATGATATTATAAATGGTGTTTTTACAGCAATTGTATATTCTCAATTTACATTTATATGTGGTATTAGTTCTAAAATGTTAAGTAATCCTAAAGAAGCAATTAAAGAATTATCATTATCTTTCAGTAATAAAATGCAAGAAGCCACAGAAAAATTAACTAATAATATCATCAAATATGCTGAAGAAATTGATATAAATGAAAATATAGATTTATTTTTAGAAAAAATTAAAACACCAACAAAAAATTTAGTTCATATTGGAGTTGATAATGTTAAAAATATGTTTGATAAAAGTGTTGGTAAATACGTTCCTACTTCTATGAATCCTTTTAATTATATTTCAAACGAATCAGTAAGTAATTTGTTAATTGGTATATCAGAAGATAAAGAAAATATAAAAAAAATGATAACTGGTTCAGTTGGTATTTCTGCTGGTAAATATATATCTGATTCTATTAAACAAGTAGATTTAGAAATAGAAGAAGATGATGTTATTGAATTTCAAAATAATATTGATGACGTTACAGATAAAATAATAGAAAATATTGAAAAAGAATCAAAGAAAGAAGGAAAAACTCCATTAGATATTTATGGTGAAAATTATATTGAAATAAATAATAAAATAGAGGAATTAAATGAATCTCTAGTTAATAATTTTTTAAAAAAAACTACTGATTTGTTAACTGAAACAGCAAAAGAAATTAAAAGTAAAACAACATCAACTTTAGAAAAATCATTTGAGAAATTATCTAAAAAATCTACAGAAATATTAACAAAAAAAATTACAAAAGAAATACGTAAAGATATAAAACTTCAATTATCTGATATTAAAAAACAAGAATATATAGGTTATATAAAAGAAAGAACATTTCAAGATAAAGAAGAAACAAAAGAAAGTAAAGAAAAACAACAAGAAGAAGAAACAAAAAGTGATGAGACAACTAGTAAAGTAATCAAAGAATTATTAAGTATTATATTATATATATTAAAATTTGTAAAAGAAATTACATTTGACCAACTTGTTAAATTTATTAAAAATTATTCAGTTAATTATTTAAATAAATCTTATGATTATTTAGTTTCCAGTTATAATAATTTTATCAAAAGTAGTCAAGTTTGTATTGAAAGTTTAGCAAGTTTTAATATTAAAATCATTACTAATAAATTATACACAATTTGTAACTCTCTAAATGATGTATTTTATTATTTTACTATGACTTATAAAGTGTTAGACTGTGCAGATGAAGTATGTGATATATTATTTACTTCAAAGAAATTTTCATTTAGTGCTACTAATATAACTATCAATTTAATTAAAAATAATGTTTTATATTATACTACATATTTTCCAAATAAATATATTATTCAACCTTATATAAAATATAAAGAAATGAATTCAGAAGAACAATTAAATATAGAAGATAAAAAAATGTTAGAAGATTTAAGAGAAAGAATAAAAAAAAGAAAAATAAATTAAAGTATAATTAAACTTATTCTTATAATAATAACAGTTTTATCATTTATATATATAAATGATAAAATATATTTTATAGTAATTTTAAATTAAAGATATTTTATCTCTTGTGCCTAATATATCAGAAATATTTTTTGATATCCTACTTACAGTTATATCTGAAAGATTCACAATTGAACTGAACTTAGAACAAGTAATGTTTTTTCCTATTAGTCTACAATAATAAAATACCAATCCTGATATTACTGATTGAGGATTGGAACGATTTATTAGTGATGATTTATTTTGTATCATGTTATACAAATCGGTGACTTTATTAATATGATATTGATTTGAATTAAATTTTTTCATTATTCTTGGTATAAAAATTATAGGAGAAACATATGTTGTTTTTTTATCTTTAATAGCATCAATTTCTCTTCCTTTTAGATTATAAAATTTTAATCCTGTTGAAATATCTTTTTTTGTTAAATTAAATTTTTCTTGTAAATCATCAGATGAAACAGGTTCTCCAATATATTTACAAGCATTAAATATACAAGCAAATATAACAGATTTTCTAAAATTTCCTCTTCTTATTGTTCCAGATGTAATTAAATTATACAATTTATTTGCTTCTTCAACTATATCTGATTTAAAATTCATATTTTCAATATCTTTATAAATACCCTTATCTTCAATTTTACGAATTTGACATCTATTTGGATCACTAAAATGTCTACTGTCATTTTCACCGTAATATCTCCATTCTGGTTCTAAAGATAATTGCTGTGACACTTCAATACCACAATCTAAACAAACTTCTTTTTCACATTGTGTAATGATGTTTTGATGATCACAGAACTCACTATTATCACAATTTTTATAGTTGTTTATATCAATATTTATTTTATTTGTATCATTACTTGTTTCATTTTCATAATCGTATTCATCATAGTTATCAATTTCTTCAATTGTATCAATATTAATTTTCTCCATTTTAATTTTTTAGTGTATTTAACATATTTTTAAATCATTATATTTTTTATAAAATCAGTTTTTTTCAAACATTTATATATTTTTTTTTTAAAAAAAATTATTTTACTTATATAAAATACATAAATTAAAATGATGAAATCATTATCCCCATCTACAAGAAACAATATAATGACTTGTTTAGTTGTTCTTCTTATTGTTGGTTTAATTTTATGGTTAACTTTTAAAACTGATGATAAAAAATATAAATCTTGTCCTAAACCTGCTCCAGCAGTTGTCCCATCTCCTTCTAAAATTTTAATCCCAATTGGAAATGGTCAAAGTGTAGCCTTAACCAGAGAAGAATATCAACGTTTATCTCAAGCTGGATCTTCTAAGGAAGGATTCTATGTAAGTTCTCAAGAATATATTCCTTCAGTTCAAACTGAAAATGAATATATTCCTATGTTATCACTTTATAAACCAAAGGAAACTACTCGTGTTATTCCTGAACCAACTCCTGCTCCTGTTCCAGTTCCTGTTATGCCTGTTCCAGTTCCTGTTATGCCTGTTCCAATGATGACTGGTGCCAATGGTCCAATGATGACTGGTGCCAATGGTCCTGTTGAAGGATATGGTAATGTATTCCTTGACAACTTTGAAGCTCCTAAAGAAGATGTTGAAGCTGATAAATACAGAATGGAATTAACTGCTATTAGTCCCTTCTTTTTAAATAATGGTAAAATTGCTAATGCTCAAATGATTTAAATAGTTAAATCATTAAATAATTAAATAATTAATGTATATCTTTTTATTTAAAAAAAATAAAAAGATAAATTATATTTTATATATTAACTACTACAAGATGTGCAAACATCATCTGTGCAGATAAATTTTTGTCCAGTGTATTTATTTATTTTATATACTTGATTTTCATTTTTATCACTTTTTTCATTATTATTTTCTTGAAGTTTAAGTGATATATCTTTATTTTCACTAACTGAATTTTCATTCATAACTGTAAACTTAACAGCACCAGTTGCTGGTTTAGTTCTCAGATAGTATGAAAGAGTTTTAAGACCTCTTTTCCAACCATACATATAAAGTGAAGATAATTTAGAAACTGTTGGTCTTTCCATAAATATATTTAATGATTGTGTTTGATCAATAAATGCACCTCTATCTGCAGCAAAATCAACAACAATTTTTTGTGGAATCTCCCAAACAGTTTTGTATAATTTTTTAATATTATCAGAAATATAAGAAATTTCTTGAATACTTCCATTATTCATTATAATTTCATCAATTACTTCCTTTTTCCATAATCCTAATTCTTTCAAATCTTGATATAAATATTTATTAACAATTGGAAAATCACCTGCACCAACTTTTCTAATATATAAGTTAGATGTAAGTGGTTCAAATGCTTCTGTGTTACCCATAATTTGAGATGTTCCAGCAGTTGGCATAGGTGCAATCATTAAACTGTTTCTAATGCCATATTGTTTTATGTTTTCTTTTAAATTATCCCAGTCAAATAATGGTATAGTTACATTGCTTATTGAAGATAATGTAGATTCATTTTTATAATTTTGTTCATGAGTAAAAGGAACAATATTCCACATATCATATTGTAAAATACCTTGAGAAGCAGGTGAACCACTAAATTTAGAGTAAGGACCATAATAATTTTTTGACAAATCAAGTGATTTATTTAGAGCATGATAATAAATTGTTTCAAATATTACTTGATTTAATTTTCTTGCTTCTTTACTTTCCCAAGATAATTTCATTTTTGCAAAGACATCAGCCAATCCTTGAACACCAATTCCAATTGGTCTATATTTAAAATTGTTATTTCTTCCAATTGATTTCTTTGGTTTATCAGTTAATTTAAAGTCTAATTCATCATCATCAAAACAATCAATTTCATATTCAGGATAATAATTTTTATCAATAATATTATTCATATTATGAACTATAATTTCTACAATTTTTCCCAACTCTTTAAAATCAAAGTTTTTATCATCTTTTACAAACTGAGGAAGACAAATTGATGCTAAGTTGCACACAGCTGTGCTTTTTGAATCGTGATATTGAACAATCTCAGTACATAAATTAGATCCTGTAATTGGACCAATATTTTTATGATTACTTTTATTATTAACATTATCTTTTGACATCATATAAGGTAAACCAGTTTCTTCAAGTGATTTAAGTATTTTTTTCCATAATTCTTCAAGAGGAATTTGTTTTTCATAACAACCTTGTGTTTCTAATTCAATATATCTCTTTTCAAATTCTTCTCCATATAATGTTACTAATTCTGGATATTTACCTGGACAAAATAAACTCCATTTAGAATTTGATTGTTGTAATCTCTTGAAAAATAAATCTGGAATCCATAAAGCAGGAAATATATCTCTTGCTCTTGCTTCTTCTGGACCAGTATTGAAACGAATTTCTAAAAATTCAAGAATATCTGGATGCCATGGTTGTAAATATAAAGAAATTGCTCCTTTACGTTTACCTCCACCATTATGAGCAATACCAAGATGTGCTACTGTATAATCATGTGGTTCATCTACTTCCAAATCATAAACAGGACCTTCATAATCTATTTGATTTATTGATTCTATTTCAATAAATCCATAATTATTATAAATCATATCAAATTCATAATGATTATTTGTATAAGATGTTAAGGGAAACACAATCATATCACCTACTTTTAATTCTTTCATATCATGAAATTCTAATTGTTCTAAACTTGTTTTAAGTTTATGTTCAATCATATCATACTTGTCAATACCATCATCAATCAAATCAACAAATAATGAAAACATTTGATGTTCTGGTGTTAATTTTACAGTATTTTGTCCATGTAATTTTACTTCA